AATGCCAGATGGTCGTCTGCTTACGGTCGGAATACCAGTGATGCTTGCCATTCTGCATAAAGCCATACAGCACAGGTTCATGCTGCCACTGATAATCCGAGCGCCCCAGCACAAGGCTGTCTTTTACCCAGATGCAGCAGCCTGCAAGATGAAATCCGGCATCAATGAATGCTTTTCTGAAATTCAGCCCTTCGGTATCTGCATGGAATACATAGGCAGAGCCGCCTTTTTCCAGATGTTCTGCCATTCGCTGAAAGGAGGACAGCAGGAATGTATAAAACTCCTCGTTTTTCATACTGTCATTCTGAATGGTAAGTCCACTGGAACTCTTGAAAGAAACTCCATAGGGCGGATCGGTCAGAATAAGGTTTGCCTTTGTATCTCCCATAAGAGCAGATACATCTTCCGCAGAAGTAGCGTCGCCGCACATCAGCTTATGTTTTCCGACAATCCAGATATCGCCATGCTGTACAAATGCAGCCTTTTCAAGTGCCTTGGTAAGGTCAAAATCATCGTCTTTGACTTCATCACCGCTGTTTGTATCAAATAAATCAGCAATTTCAGATTCATCGAAACCAGTCAAACCAAGGTCAAATCCGAGATTCTGTAACTCTTCCATCTCAACAGCAAGCAAATCATCGTCCCAGCCTGCGTCCAATGCCATACGATTGTCGGCAAGAATATATGCCTTTTTCTGTGCCTCTGTGAAATGGTCAACATATACACAAGGAACTTCTGTAATTCCTTCTTCCTTTGCTGCCATGATGCGTCCATGCCCAGCAAGAACGTTGTATTCCTTGTCAATGATGACAGGATTCACAAATCCAAACTCACGGAGGGAAGAACGGAGTTTCAGAATCTGTTCTTTATTGTGTGTACGAGCGTTATTTGCATAAGGCACTAACTTGTTGATGTCAACAAGCTGAAATTCTGTGGTCATTGTCATCTGTAATTCCTCCTCTGCTGAATTCTGAGCATACCTCTTCGGGCGGCATCCATATTGCCTTTGACAGCCTGTCCTTTTATCGTGCGGTATTGCTGTTTGGTCATGTTGTTTCTCTGCTGTTTCAGTTCTCTCCAGAATTGAACATCTGCTTTCATGTATTTCTCACTTTCTGCTTCTCAGTAATTTTTCCATCATATCTTCCTGCGGATTGCCCTGAAATTCCACAGAGCAGTTTTCACGGACTATCTGAAAAATCTGATTCCAGATTTGGTTTGCCTGTTTCATGTAATTCTGTGACATCGCTACATAGGGAGAGGCAATTGCCGCACCAGTTGTAGGATGTTTGGAAATATATCCGTATTTGGTGACGATCTGCTCGCAGTGAATCCAACGGGAAATGCTCATGGCATACTGTTCCACAAGCTGACGGCTGACGATTTTCTCACAGGAGCGTTCTTTCAGCCATTGATAGGTTTCTGTATACACATCATCGGCGAGAAGTTTTGTGCCGTCACGCTGTAATTCTTTCATGAAATTTCTGACAGGCGGTGTTTCAGCGGATTCTATATTCGCAGGCTGCATCATAACTTCAGCAGTTTTTCCCTCAGCGATCTTTTCAGCGAGTGCCTTTCTTGGTCGTCCTGCACCCGGTCTTGCACCGCCTCGGTTTGTACCGTCTTTCGCCATGATGTCATCACCTCCGAAAAATCAAAGAAAATCAAACAAAACTTAAAATCGGGCATAAAAAATGCCGACTGTAAAAGTCGGCAAAGTTAGAAATTATCGGTGCTTTTCAGTATTTTTATATCTGAGGGGTCAATAGGGTATTTGAATACCCGTTTTTGTGCGTGAGAGGGGACGCCGGTCTGTAAAAAATTCACAATTAGCGATTTTTATCCCCCCACCGGCAACATTTCAGACACAATCAATACCGATAGACGGGATTTCGGTCTTCTGTCCACGTCTTGCGGTCATGGCAGGACTTGCAAAGAGCCTGCCAGTTGCTTTCATTCCACATCAGATGCGGATCACCACGGTGAGGAATGATATGGTCGACCACGGTCGCTGCCGTGAACCGTCCCTGTGCTTTGCACCGCACACACAAAGGATGCCGGCGGAGGTACGCCTTGCTCAGTCTCTGCCACTTGCTGCCGTAGCCACGCTTAGCGGCAGACGGTCGGTCGGGGTGAAGAGACTTGTGCTCCTCGCAGTACTTGTCCTCGGTCAGATTCGGACAGCCGGGGTGACTGCATGGGCGTTTACTCTTCCTCGGCATAGCCGACACCTCCTTCGAGTATAACAAAAGCCGCTGCGGTCAGATCACAACGGCTTTACATAATTCTTCTATTATACAGTTTACCACATATCCTCGTGTAAGTCAAGTTTTATGAACTCTCATCAACTCTCAACTTTTCGAGGACTTTGGTATGGAGACGGTAGATATTCTGTACGCTGTAGCCGAACTCCGAAGCGATTACTGCCCACGGCTTGAATTCAAGGTAACGCTTGGTAAGCAGGTCACGTGCATCACTGTCCTCCACCTGACGGATGCGGTTTTCCATGTCAGATATCAGGGCATCATACTCCGCCTGCGTTTCCTGTATCTCCTGTTCCAGTGCCATGATTTTGAATACAGTTCCTTCCATCTTGCTGTGGTCGGGAGACACCGTTCTCGGCATATCGTTGATACCGCTGCCATTCATGCCTTCGGCTCTCTCACGCAGCAGACGGATTTCATGTATTTTCCGGTTGATGCGTTTGCGGAGTCGTTCCGCTTTGTTCCAGTATTCCTTCATGCTGCTTCCTCCTTCATCATAACAATCAGCTTCTCACCGTCTAAGTCGGACAGAAAGGCAAACCACTGCGACCGCAGGAAACGCTCGCATTCGCGGATCGTGCCTTCGTCTTTTTCGCTCAATGCCTGTTTGTAGTCCAGCAAAGCTCTCTCAATAATTGCCGCAGACAGCGGCACATATCCTTCGCTCATTTTACTCTCGCTTTCACTGCACTCATCATTGCTGCCTGTGTTTTATCCTTGTTTTCCAGAACCTTCATGATATCTTCATCAATCGTTCCCACCGATACGATGTGGTGGATTACGACCGTTTCGGACTGCTGCCCCTGACGCCAGAGGCGGGCGTTGGTCTGCTGATACAGTTCCAGCGACCACGGCATCGTGTACCAGATGATGGTGCTACCGCCGGACTGCAAATTCAGCCCGTGACCTGCGGAAGAAGGCTGTATCAGTGCGATTGGTATTTTGCTTGCATTCCAGTCGGCAATGTCTGTATCGGTCTTGATCTCTCTGCACTCGAAACGCTCCATGATGCTGTCCCGTTCATGCTTGTACCAGTATGCGATCAGAACAGGTTTGCCGTTTTGCGCTTCGATCAGATCTTCCAGTGCGTCCAGCTTGTGGGAATGTATCCGCATCACGTTGCCGCCATCGGTATAAACCGCACCGCTGGCAAGCTGTGTCAACTTTCCACACAGGACACCTGCATTTGCTGCTGTAATGGAATCCCGCACGAAGTCCAGACACATATCCTGTTCCATATCTTTGTAAATTGCTGCAGCCTTCTCATCAAGTTCCACTCTATCCGCTGTCGTTACCAGCTCCGGCATGGTCAGGTGGTCGGTGGTTTTCATGGAGATGCTGATATCAGCGATTTTGCCGTATATTTCCTTTTCCGCGCCCTTTCTCGGTGTGTAAGTGAAGCCGTTCCAGTCCGGTGTAAAATAAGCATCACGATACTGTCCGATACGCTTGCCGAGACGTTCACCCTTGTCCAGCAGACGGAACTGTGCCCACAAATCCATGAGTCCGTTGCTGCATGGTGTTCCGGTCAGCCCTACGATGCGCTTTACGAAAGGTCGTACCTTCCGTAGTGCTTTAAATCGCTTGGACTGATGATTCTTGAAGGAACTCAGCTCGTCAATAACGACCATGTCAAAATCAAACGGCATTCCGCTGCTTTCAATGAGCCACTGCACATTCTCACGGTTGATGATGTAGAGGTCTGCCTTTTGCCGGAGTGCCGCAAGCCGCTGCTCACGGCTGCCCAGCACCAGACTGTAATTCAGCCCCTCAAGGTGATCCCACTTGGCGATCTCGGCAGCCCAGCTATTCTTGCATACACGAATCGGGGCGATGATCAGTACCTTGCGTACCTCAAACTTGTCAAACATGAGGTCGTTCAGCGCCGTCAAGGTGATGCTGGTCTTGCCGAGTCCGCATTCCAGCAGGACTGCCGCCTCTGGGTGTGTTTCGATGAAGTCCACAGCGAACTTCTGATAGTCATGGGGTTTGTATTTCATCAATGATCCCTCCAATCTGATCGGGGCTGTCCAACACAAACGCCTTGAAGCCCAGCCGCCGAAGTGCTTTGATACGAAGTCGCTGCAGCGACCGGGGCTTTTCGCCGGGTGTTTTGACCTCCACGAAACCGATTCTGCCGAATGGCATCAATACGATGCGGTCTGGCACACCTGCTGTTCCGGGAGAGGTAAACTTCCAACAGACACCGCCTTGTACTTTTACGGCAGCGACCAGTTTTTCTTCAATTGATTTTTCTCGCATAAAATCGACCTTTCTGGGAAATAGTGCAGGTCGGTGAATGTCATTTCCAAACCTTTCTATAGGAAGAAAATTCTATGTTTTTTCTCGCCTGCGTAAGGTCTGTATATGAGTTTCACCGACCTGCACTTTCCCGATTTTACGTCGTTTTTGAATGATGAAAGTGCAGGTCAATCAAGAAATTCCAGACGAATTTGAAGCCCATAGATGGTAATTCCGCTGTTCAGCTTCTTGCGCTTATATCCTGCCTGCTCCAACGCACCGTAGAAATCGGTCGTGCTGCGGACATACTCACCATTCTCTATGCAATACTCACGATAACGCTTATACAGCTCTCCGGACTTCTCCTGATAGGATGCATCTACATCGCAGCAATCATTGATGAATGCTCCAAGCCAGTCATTGCCGTCACGATACGCTCCGATCGCATCCAACACACATTGTGGGCGGTCTACCTTGAAATCGGCAGCGACCACCTTCATCGCACCCTCGATCAGCCACGAAAGAACCGCACCGCCTGCATTGTCAATGAGATACTGGGTATAATTCTTTTTGTCAGCCTGTCCCTGAATCTTTGCATGGAACGGGATCACGATCAGTCTACGCCATGTGCCGTCATCGGAGGCAGACACCTTCGGCAGGTGGTTGGTATACAGCACCAGCGTGTGGCTTGGCTCAAAAGAGAACGGAGCCTTGAACTTCTTTTCTGCGAAAATGGGATCGGTCGAACAGAGCTGTTTTACCACAGAGGTATTCAAACGCATACCTTCCTGCAGCTCGGCAGCAATAATCAGCCGCTTGCCCTTCAGCTCTGCCATTTCGGGCTTCACGTTCCGCTTGCAGTTGACGGTCAGGGCGTCAGCAGAGATATTGCCGGAATAGCTGCCCAGCACCTTGTAAATTACATTCCAGAATGTCGATTTGCCGTTGCGTCCATCACCATAAGCAATAATCATCGCCTCGGTGTATACCTTTCCAATCAGGCAAAGTCCGCAGATCATCTGGACATAGTCAATGAGACTCTGGTCGCTGCAGAAGAACACCTGCAAGGCTTCCTCCCATAACTGCCTGCCTTCCTCATTCGGCACGACCGCTGTCACTTTGGTAATCAGGTCAGCAGGATCAGTCGCTCTCCAACCGTTAATACCTTTCGTCAGATCATAAGTGCCGCCGGGCGTATTCAGCAGCATAGGATTCCCGTCAAGCTGCTCCGGGTGCTTCAGTACCAGTGGTTTGGCGGCATCAAGGGCGTTATTCAGACTTCGGATGTTGCGATACTTCATCACGAAATCGTGGTATATCTCCGAAAATCTGAATAGCCCATATGCAGCACCCTGCTCCGGATTCAAACTATCACGGAACTTTTTACCACCCGCTTTTGCCAGCATTCTGGGAACGCCGAGCTTTTCCAGTGCACATAAATGTTCTTCCATCTTGCTTTCCGCATCCGAAAGCTGGGCATCGGTATGTTCAATCATCGCCATGACCGCCGCCTGTTCCGATTCCTCCCAATATACACCATTGTAACGCAGGTAATTGGTAGCAACCGTGAAGGTGATTTCCTCGCCAAAGCAGTCCACGAAAGTACGGGCTTCACCGACATCGGAAAAATCATCCGGCAGGAGAGGATTTTGTCCGAACTGGTCGGGCGGAACATATCCGTCCTGCGCGGTAACCTTGCTGCCGAACTTGCAGGCACTGTTCCAGATGCTTTCCAATTCCGTATCATCAAGAGGAGGATTGCACTCGGCTGCTTTGTCCAGAAATTTCTGACGGGCTTCATCCGTCACACCGAAACGCTTGACCAGTCTGCCCGCAATACGGGACAGGGTGCTGTTGCGCTGCCCTTCTGGAATGCTGCGGTTCGATTTCATCAGTGTCAGCCAGTCCTCGATAGTCAGACTCCCTTCGTGCCAAACCACCTCACCTTTCGAGCCAAACAGAAAACGGGAGGCATCCAGCGCATTGCCGTCAAAGAAGGGAAGTTCCTTGTAGATACGGGTTTTGATTGCTTTGTGAAATGTTGCATCCTTGCAGGGCGTTGTCGGGAAAAATACATGGAAACGAGGGCGGGCGGATACCGAGCCTTTCGCCAGCATATGATGACGACTGTAT